TGCATATCGAGTGTACGCTAACCCTGGTAGCAGGCGAGCTTCCCCGACGTGCCTGGTGCCTGCCCTGGCTGCGCAAAGGAGTCCTACGATGACCACCCAAGCGATTAGGGCATACGGCGTACAATTGAGACTAGGAGATGGTGTCCCATTAACAGCGGTTGCGGTGACAGGTGGCACGACGGCCACACCAATTGTGCTCACGACAGCGGCCCATGGCATTGCCACTGGCGAGGTGTCGAGCGTCACTGTTGCGGGCGTGAATGGGCTCGTCGGCGCCAATGGGACCTGGATTGCCCAGGCCACCGACGCCACCCATCTCCAACTGCGCGGCTCGGTCGGGACTGGCGCGTATACCAGTGGCGGCACGGTGCAGCGTACCGATACGTATACCGTGATCGCAGAAGTGACCGATATCCAGGATGCGGGCATCATGGCGACCCTGGTCGAGACCACTGCGCATGATGGCAACGGGTACGCGAGCCGTATTCCCACGTTTCTCTCCGGCAATACCATGCGCCTCGCGTGCAACTGGGTCCCAGCTCACCCTACGCATGATCGACTCACCGGGCTCACGTTCCTCCTTGGCGCACGCATTACGCGACACTATCTGCTCGTGTGGCCTGGGGCGAATAGGCCATCGTGGTACATGAGCGCCTGGGTGACGCAGGACAGGAAGGCGGCACCCGTTGCAGGGGCATTGACCAGCGCGGTCAACTTTGAGATCGATGGAAAAGTGACCTTCAGTCCTTAGGATGGGCTAGAAAGGAGCGCACCAAGTGCCTACGCAAGCCAAGAGTGCATTTGGGACTATTCTTAAAATATCTGGAACCGCCATACCTGAGCTTACGAACCTAACAGATGTAGGTGGAAGTGTAACAGTAGTAGATGTAACAGCCCATGATGGAACATCCGGCTACGGTTCAAAGATCCCTACTTTTATCGATGGCGGCACTGTGAGGGCCACTTTCAACGCCGTGTTAGGCAATGCGCAACAAGTTGCGATGCGCACAGCTATGGAAAATCGTACCTCGACTCCCTTTGTTGCGCAGTTTCCCACAGTAGGGAATCCAACAGCAACGTTTTCAGCATTTGTCACGCGCTGGCGTATTCCTGGCGCGCCTGTTGGGGGTGCTCTCATCTTGGAAACCGAGCTTACAGTGGACGGGGCTGTGGTTTGGGCGTAACTAATTTATTACGTTATAAGATACTCTATCTGCAAAGGAAGTTCACTCATGGGCGAGCAGCAACACCCACATGGCACACCGCCAGGGCAAGACCCGGACTTTGTTCCTCCCGGCCAGGGCGGTACGCCCCCAGGACAAGAAGACAAGCCCGACAAACCCGACGAGGACGAACCGCATCCTGCCCACCCAATTGTCGAGCCTGAAGATGACGACGAGGACGAGGAAGAAGACGACCCAGACGCGGCGCCGAAGACGTAGGAGGGGGCTATGCCTCGTCATACACCACTGATCCCGATTGAGCTGGATCACCCTCGCCACATTCGCCTGGACATGCAGGCCATCTTTCAGGCTGAGCGGGCTATGTGCCTCTTGTGGCAAAAGCCGGTGAATATCCTCGCGCTCTTTAGCGAGACGCTGACGCTGAACGATATGGCCATCTTGCTGCACCAGGGTCTCCTGCACGAGGACCCCACCTTGACGCTCAGCGACGTGCAGGACCTCATGACGTTCGACAAGCTCTCAGCCATCATGACGGCCATCTTTGACGCGTGGAATGCAGCGACCCAATCAGCCACTGCGGACGAGGGGGGCGACACACAGGCGGGCCCTTTGTCATTCCCTGGGGTGCCATCTGGGGCCACGCCCGTATTGAGTTAGGGCTGAGCGAGGTCGAGGTCTGGAGCCTGACATTTTATGAGCTGGCGCTGTTGACGGAAGCCTGGCGCCAGAAGGAAGCCCGGGCAGATAGACGCGCAGCCCTGACTGCGTGGGTTTTGGCAAGCGTGCACCGCGATACGGAGTCACGCTCAGAACCGTTTGAATTTTCAGAGGTCGTGGCATGGTTGGGGCACAATTTTCATCGCTCTGCGCTGCCTGAGAGTGTGTCTCAACCAGCCACGCCTGATGAGCTTTTGGAAAGAGCAAAGGTACTCAATGAGATCTATGGTGGCACGACACTGAATGGGACTGGAGAATGCGGTTAGTCGCTTATGCAGGTCGTTGTGAGCCGTGAGGAATACAGGCCGCTACTCCAGGTCGTCACGCAGTCTACGAGAGGTCTCGGTACCGATGGGACCACGAACGCGGCCGGAGGCGGGCTGCTCTGTGGCTGACGTTGGGCGCGTGTCAGTTCCCAGTCGCGGCAGCGTTGGGTCTCCCAGGTCTGTTGGGCCGCTAGGTCGGCGCTATCGAGGGGCTCCCGGTGGATGATTTTACTAGCGATCAAGGCACGATGCGGCGTCAAGCGGTCGCAGAGACCATCCTGAGCACGCTCTGCGGGCGTCATCAAGGCGTCAGGGGCACAGCGATAGGGCTGCGCATGACAGAGTGCATAGGCTTCGAGGCGGGCCGTGTCCGCGTCAACCGCCGATGTCAGAAGAGGCGTACTCAGCATGAGCACCAGACTGCTCCCAACGAGGATTTTCAGGGACGTATGCATGGGGGACTCCTTTTAGTGAGGGGATTGAGACGGTTTGAGCATCTTGTCTTCATGCTGCCAGGTATGTAGTTGTGCGCGTATCAAACGCTCAATTTCTTTACTGGCAATGAGCTTGCGTTGTATACAGGCAATGCGGAAGGCCTGCCATGTTTCTGGAAGCAGTGAAACAGTGACTTTCGCCATACACATCCTCCATTGGAATGTTGTTACGTAGATAAGTATAGAAGTATGTAGGTAATATGGCAAGGGAAATATTGTGGCCGAGATATCCATAGGCGACGTAATTGCGAGACTACGCCTCGACGCAACGGAGTTCCAACGCGGACTCCAGCAAGCGATTCAGGCGCTCCAGCAGTTTGCCCAGACCAAAGACCAGCTTATTCAGAATATGGCGAGGCTCCAGGCCCAGGGCCAAGGCGTTGGCCAGACTTTCCAAGCCTTTGCGACGCAGATTAATCAACTGAACCAGCAATTTAATCAGACGCATCAGTCCTTCAACCAAACTAACCAGACGCTCAATCAACTCAATCAAACCAGCCAGACCTTTAACACGACGATTCTGAATATTACAAACAGCATGAACCAAGCGCAGGGCGCTACCCAGGCTTGGGGCGATGTGTGGAGCCGCGTCTTCAGTATTGCAGGCGCGTTCGGGCTGATCACGTCTCTTGAGCAAGCGATTCAGGCGGCGCGGCGAGCGCTGATGGAGTTTCTGGAATCCGTGGTGCAGGTCGGCACGCGCATGGAAGGGCTGCGTCTCGGGTTCCAAAACCTCTTTGGCGGCCCAAGCGGTGGCGCCCAAACCTTTGAGCGACTCACGGCCTTTGCACAACGCTTTGGCATTGAACTGCTCTCGCTCACCGACACCTTTCGGCGCTTCAGCGCAGCCACGCGAGGGACGGCCCTGGAGGGACAGCGGGGCGAAAACGTCTTTGAATCCTTCATGCTGGCAGGCCGGGCAGTCGGCTCCTCACAAACCCAACTGAACCAGCTCGGTCTCGCTATTGAGCAGATGGTGAGCAAGGGCGTGGTGTCCATGGAGGAGTTGCGCAGGCAGATGGGCAATGCCTTGCCTGGCGCCTTCCAGGTTGCCGCGCGCGCCATGGGGATGACGACCGAGGATCTCGACAAGCTCATTCGCAAGGGCCATACCGAGGCGATTCCCTTCCTCGAAGCCATGGCCCGACAACTGCGCACGGAATTCGGTCCGGCCGCAGAAACCGCGGCGAATTCCGCAGGGGCCGCCTTTGCCCGCTTTGGTAATGAAGTCTTGCTCCTGAAGGACGCGATTGCGGGTTCCGGCATCATCCAGTGGCTGCGTGATCTCAACAACTGGGCCGCTGAGCTGCTGGCAAGTGTCCGTGAGATCCGGGCCGAGCGGGAGCGTGGGGCCGGTGGAGCATCGGTCGAGGTCCCTGGAACTTTTCAGCAGTCGCCAGCTTTCCAGGCTCGCCAACGTGAAATTGAACTGCTGCGGCGCTCGCTGCTGCCTGAAGTGCAGATTAGCGGAGACATGCCCGATCTGGGGCCAGGCATGGCCCGAGGGAGCCGCACAGTCGAGGAAACGCGCCAGCGCATTGAGGAACTCCAAAAGCAACAGCGCCAGGTCCTTGAGAATTTCCAACGCATGCAGACGGTCGAGCGGGACCAGGCCGGCAGTGCGCAAGATCTCATGGGTGGTGCTGGTGAACGCATCAACAAGATCTTTGAAGAAGGCCAGCGGCGCCTGCGTGACATCGACCTGAACGCCCAATTCCTCCCGGCACTGGAGGTTGCAGACGAGAAATTCAAATCCTGGGAAAAGACGCTCAAGGCGATCCGCGAGGAATTTGACAAGATTGGGCCGGGGATCCGGCAAGGCCTGCGTCCTGGCGGGCAGCCGTCACCGTTTGATGAACTGATCACGCGGCTGGCCGGGGAGCGCGGCGTCGATCCCAACCTCGTCAAGGCGCTGGTCGAGCAAGAATCCGGCTATAACCCAACCATCGTTTCCCCGAAGGGGGCACGCGGGCTCATGCAACTTATGCCGGGGACCGCGGCCCAGTATGGGGCGGGGGGCCGGGAATTTGAGCCGGAAGCCAATCTCCGAGCAGGCATAGCCTATCTTGCCGAACTCCTGAGACAGTTTAGCGGCGATGTCAACCGCGCCCTCACCGCGTATAACGCTGGCCCTGCCCGTGGGGGGATTCCCTTACCCACGGGGGAAAACGCCACGTTTGCGCGGGATGTCCTGCGCCGCATGCCCGGGGAACCGCTCGACGTGCTCCAGCAAGCACAGCGCATGCAGGAAGCGTTGCAAGCAGGCCGGGAAGCGCAGACCCCCGACCGGGAACGCCTCGCGCAGATTCGGGCCCAGGGGCGGGAAGACCTGCGCCTCATTGATGAGCAAATCCGGCAGAACGCACAGGACGCACAGCAGTACCAGGAAGCCATTGACAAGGTCACAATGTCCCTGGCACGCCAACAGGAAGAAGCGTTAAAGACACTGGGCCGCCTGCAAGCGGGCTACACGCAGACCAAGGAAGCCCGGGACGCCGATACCGCCGCTGCCCTCCAACAGCAGTTTGCGGGGAACGAGGAGATTGCCCAGGCAGCACAGCGCGTGATCGATCTTGCAAAGACGCGCGATGCCTACAAGGAAGAAGTCGCAGCCATGCAGGAGCGCTTCACGGCGTTGAAGCAGAACGCCGATGCCATGCGCCAAGCAGAACAGGTCGAAAGCCAATATCTCCAGACCCTCCGGGAGACGCTGGCGCAATTGCAGGAATTGCCTGGCGAGAGCGCGACGGTGCGCCTGCGCCGGCAAGGACGCGGCCGTGTTACCACGGAGAGCGGGGAACGTGAACAAGCAGCTCTCTTGGCCCAGATTGAGTCGCAGGAACGTCTCAACCATGGCGTGGAACTCTTTCGAGAGTTTGCTGGGGATATCGGCCAGGCGTGGACGTCGGCCCTGACCGGGATTGCCGCAGGGACGCAGACCGTCGCCCAAGCCTTTCGCCAGATGGCACAGAGTATCCTC